ATACCTACCATATCCATGATATGCTTGAAATTGATTCTCATATCTTGCTGTCCTTTGAGAGAATCAAGAGCAGTCATAAACGGTGGTATTCCATAGGGTTCATCTGTATCATTAAACATACCTATATAAAAATAGGTATCTGGGTTCAATTTGATAAACTGTTCCTTAACAGCTTTTAATCCCTGAGTTACCTTTTGGTAAGGTTCATACACTCCATTATTAGTTTGGTGGAAGTATATATTCTCTGGCTTAAGGAATAGGATAGTAGAGAGCCCATCTAAGTCTTCATTTGGTACTGCCTCTATAGATATTGCTCCACCAACCATTAATTGCACTAGCATCTTATTAACTAATCCATCCATACCTGAAGTATACCGAGACCAATTTTTAGAAACATCTCTAAGATGATCCCTCATCCTTTCAGCCTCTTCATCGGTATTATTGGGGAAAGTTATAATATGCCCAGTATTGGTTAACTTAAACATATCCTGTAAAGCAATACCCACATCAGGGTTTACCTTATAGAGTTTCCTTATCAGAGGAATAACTTCTCTCCTGAAGGAGGGTGTTACCATAGAGGTCATATTAGATAATACGGCAACAAAATCTCCGTTATTATCCTCTGGTTCCGAAACTCTACCAGGAGAGATAGAGGCTATAGTTTTAGCCTCATCCACTTTCCTCTTGGTATCAATAGGAGTAGGTTTTCTCCTAAAATAATCAAAAATATTTTTCATTTGGGTAATACGATTATATTTTGTTTACCTTTCCTAATATGATTAGTTATGGCTTTACCCATAATATCATCATCTGCATATACCTCAGATTCCATATCTATATCTCCAGTAGTATTAGCTTGGTGTTTTCCCAAAGCTACTGGACGGTTCATACTATCATAAATGAAAGTATAAGCTTCCTGTACGAAAAAGGGATCCTTGATAATACAGTTACCTTCTCGAACATCTGTTTCCAATCCATTTATAATTACTGATCGGTTCTTAGTAGTAGTCATCCATCCGGGAGATTTATCCATTTCGGGTCTAGACTCCCCTTTCTTCTTTACCATTTTCTGATAGAAGTAAAGATTAGGATAACCTTCGGCTTGTAACCAGGAAGTAACTGCCAATCCAACATCATTGGATTCAGGAGCTATCACTGCATCATTAAATAGGGATCCAGTATCTCCTAAGAGTTTAGCATATTGATCTACTGCCATTCTTCCCTTATATACTACTTGTTCTTCTCCATCCCTATCCATACAGGTGAAAGAAGAGTAGTCGGTAGCTCTACCAGTTGCAACATCCGCTCCTATAAAGTATTCCTTATTGAAATCAGGATCATTGAATCTTCGATATTGACCATTTAACTTAATCTGGATTGGGGGATAATCCGATAAGCAATCTTCTATTGATTTAATATCAGCAAGATCGAATACCGTATTTCCTGATCCAAGAAAGTCTCCATCTACCTCTTGGGCTGTTCTTCTTGGGCCAAGAGCCCTTGCCATTTCATTATACCAATTATCATCTCGTTCTGGGTGCATCTTCCAATATAACCGGATAGGGTTAAAAGGATTATTATGATTCAGTGAATCAACCCACGTAGAGTGGTAGAAACCGCCTATGCCGTAGGGTGTAGAATTTACTATGGCAGCTCCACCAGTATTATGATTTACGAAATTATTGGCAGTTATATAGGATTCATCATCCTCTACGTGTATATCATAAATTGTTCTAAGAGTTTTCTTTCTTAAATGTAACTTAGATATATATACTCTACTTCCTCTCTCTTCTATAATCCTCTTAATGAATTTACGAGCTTGTTTTTTATCTGGGTATAATTCCTTTGCAATTTCGGTATATGAGAATCCTTCTTTATACATTTCTAAGATTTTACCTCTTCTCAATAAATAAGGCAATTTATCATTAGATATACCTGAAAGTACTGCATTTATATTATACTTAAAACTTCTCTTAACATTATCAGAAACTTTAGAATATCTGAGATTGGTTACATAATTGTGATCTCTACAACAATCTATGTGATCTACTTGATACCCTTTCGGTTTAGGTCCTATGAAAGCCTCAGCTACTAAAACATGGATATTTCTTTGGAATGTTTTAGATTTTTGGGAATTAGAGTGGTTACCCGTGTTTCTCTTAACTCCTCTTATTCTTAAACCAACCCTTAAATACCCATCCTTGTTGTATCTATTAGGAACTTCACAAAACCCCTTTCTGGGATAATTGGCATATACCTTACCCAGATTAGATACGAAATAATCAGGGAATCCCTCTATAGGCTTTAATATTTCCTTATCAGGACATTTAGTCTTCCGAGGAGATTTTATCTTATCCAATTTAGTATCTACCTGAATGATATTCAGATCATCTCGGATAATCTCCTCTACAGTTCTCCAACCTTGAGTAGTAAATAATCGATGTTTAGGAGTAGCTCCTAATTTTTTACCTCGATCATCAACTACTGTCCAAGTCTCCATTTTACCCTTATTCTGACTCCATAGGATCTTCTTCCAGGATCCAGTATGGGTAAGGGTATAAAGATCGAAATGCTCCAAATTTACCACACTGGGTTTATTTGGGCAAAGATCTTTGATCCGTAATACCTTGGTTACAGGCCTTTTATAATTTTTTAAAAAAGTGTCAGAATACTGTTTTACTATGAGTTTGGAGCTACCTTTTAGGCAGCTAAGTGTTGGAAATGCTGCTGCCCATATCTGAGAAGCCCACCTTACAATTGCTGCCTCATCTATCACCAAAAGTGAAAGTGATTCTGAACGACCTGCCTCAGTAGAAGTAGGAATAGATTCTATAAAAGAACCATTATCGAATTCAATTACTGATGCGGATCCATATTCTCCAGCTCTACCATTTATAATCGGTACTTGTAAATACCAAGGAAGATTTTTATACATATACTTGATCTTCTTTAGTACTTTCTTTGCGGTTATATCCTTAATTGAGATGATGTTCACCTTTTTATTTGGATGATACATCGTCAACCAAAGGCAGTACATGGAGATTAACTCTGTGATTCCTGCCTGTCGGAATTTAAGGATTATATTAAACCTATTCTTTACGAAGTTATAGAGGACCGATTTTTGATAGGGATAGAGATTAAATTTTACTTTACCTCTCACTGGGTGAACTACATAACAAAATGTACTAAAGAAAAAAACGTCTTTTACAGCTAATGAGAGATTTTGTAGTTCTTGTCCAGTGAGAGGCTTGTTGCTTGTATCTTCAATTATCCTTTTTGCCATATCACTTAAATTTATAGGTTATAGATATTTCCAAATCCTTACCTATTTCATCTGAGAGATTAGGATAATAGAATAGATTGAATCCCAGGTTATAATTAAATTTCCCAGTCTCGAGACTTATACCAGCATTCAAATCCGTAAATTTATTGAAAGGTCTATAGGATCCTTTTATGTATGGGATTAATTGAAGGTTAATTCTTTTCTTGTAAGTAAGTTTATTGTTAACCCAGTTATAATTATACTTAACAGGATCAATTTTAAACTTACGGATTTTATAGGTACTGTCTAGAGTATTCTTGGTAGTTAATTCTAACCAATCACCTTTTAATAGGATTTGGGATATTGAATCATACAATAAAGGACCAAAATCTTGGAATTGTTTTGTAGTGTCTGGTGAAAGGGTGTTAATCCGATCCTGACCATTCCTTGATTTCGATCCTTTCGATGTCTTACGGGATTGATGATATTTTTCCTCTAATTCTTTAAAGGTCCCAGAATTACCTGGAATATATATCCTGATTTCTTCTGGGATATCATCATCGTCATAAGCATCTTCTTCAGAATAAGCCTGAATTGGAAGATATACCGTATCAGGTTTACCGGAATTGCTTGTCGTTATGGAAGTATTACTAGGTCCTTGCCAAATCCGAAAGCAAAGATAAATAGATATTCCTAGTAAAATTATGATCACTAAATTCTTCTTCATTTTAATATACTGATTAGCCTTTTGAAGTTTAATCTAACATTATCTCTCTGATAAGGGTATATCTTGGATTTAACTATATGGAACCTTATACTGTAGGTATGTTTAGTTTCGATAATACAAACCGCAAGATATGGTAAGTTCTTGTGAAGATGTTTTATCAACTTAATCACTTTGAGGAAATGGTTAACGGTTAATTCGGTGGTTCGAAAATTTATAAGCCTCATAATTTGAATTTTAGGAATTAATAATTTACTAAAGTATACCAGTATAATTTTGGGGTACCCCAAAATTATACTTTCCGAACGAAGTGAGGAATTGGATTTTATATACTACCTTCGTACATAAAATATATATACATATATACGAAGTATATTATATGTATATATATTTCACGGGGTTATAACATATAAGATATATAATATA